ATGTTCTATTTAGGTATTGATATCGCTAAACATAAACATTATGCGTCCATTATCGACCAAACTGGAAAACCTATTACTAAGCCATTTCCCTTTCAGAATCATAAAGAAGGCGGACAAGCACTGTTAAATTGGATGTACCAATATATTGAGTCTCCTACAGAAATACTGATTGGAATGGAGGCAACAGGACATTATTGGTTAGCCGTTTATTCTTTTCTACTTGATCATGGCTTCTCAGTCGTTGTATTAAATCCAATTCAAACCAATGCTTGGCGAAAAGGAACAGAAATTAGAAAGCGAAAAACAGACGCCATTGATGCCACTATGATTGCCGATATCATTCGATTCGGCCGTTTTGTTGAAACCCCACTTGTGGACGAGAAAATGTTCGCTCTAAAACAAATGAGCCGCTTTCGTAATGCGCTTGTAAGTAATATGAGTGATTTAAAACGAAAAGCTCTTGTCGTATTAGATCAGACTTTCCCAGAGTACCAAAGCATCTTTTCGGATGTTTTTGGTAAAACTTCTTCGCAAATCTTACTTGAATATGCCTCTCCTAGTGACTATGAACAGATATCTATTGATGATTTAACACAAATAATTGAGCAAACCAGTCGTAATCGACTGGGGAAGAAAACAGCCAACAAGCTAATGGAATTAGCCTCTAATTCGTTTGGTGTTACCTTCTGTAAAGACGCTTTTTCCTTCCAACTAAAAATGTTGATGGAACAAATTCGTTTTATCGAAGATCAAATCAAAGAATGTGAAGAAGAAATGTCACAACTTTTAATTGATTTAGATACTCCTATCATGACAATACCTGGTGTTGGGCCCATTTTAGGAGCCACTATACTAAGTGAAATTGGGGATATTCACCGCTTTGACAAACCATCTAAACTTGTCGCTTACGCAGGCATTGATGCCTCTGTGTCCCAATCTGGACAATTTGAAGCCTCAGGTACGTCTATATCCAAACGTGGTTCTTCTCATTTGCGTAGAGCCTTATTCCAAGCGGCTATTACAGCGCATAAACATGACCCTGTATTAAAAGCTTTTTATGAAAAGAAACGAAAGCAAGGAAAGCACTACTATGTTTGTATAGGGGCGGTAGCTAGAAAGCTGTGTTACATTATCTATGCCATTCTTAAAAGCAATAAGCCTTATGAAGTACCACCTCACACAACAGAAACATGACCTTTTCATTTTTTTTGAAAATCCTTAGGTTTATTTGGCACGCCCTTTTTTAGAAAAACACCCCCTATTTATATAAAAAACTCCCCTTGACTTCTCATAGTTGGTCTTTCAATAAAAAAAGTGACCGTATATACGATCACTTTCCTGCGAATTTAAAAAGAGCCATTATCCCACCAGTGATAATAGCTCCAACTACTGTAGTACCAATCCAAAATACTAACTTATCTAATCGATCAATTCGTAAATGAGCACTTTTCGCTGATTGCTGCGCTTCAATCGCAACATCCTTAACGTTACCAAGTGTGTCTAACTTTGTTTCTACCCTTGTTAACCCTACTAATAGTTCTTTAAAATCATCATGTTTTTGCTCTGACATTGGTTCAACTCCTTTCCAAATAAAAGCCCTATTTTATACAAAATAAAAAAGCCTGCTTATGCACGCTTAATCTGTAATATCTAAATTAAAAAGCTCATCGCAATATGAATGACATTTCCATTTTGAACACCATTCAAGAAAATTCCACCATCACTTTTAACTGTAACTTCACAAACTGTTGGTCCATTGCCATATGCAAGTGCTGGGAAAGCAATACTTTGTACAGGGCGAAATCCAGCCGGAAGGGTTGCAAATACTGTTGTATTTGCTAGATATTTAACTGATCCAATGACAGATATTTGTTCCCCACTTCTCTTGTACTTCAAAATTCTATCAGGAACATTCTCTACCCCAGTTGTAGGAAGGTTAATCCAACCTGTATCATTTGCTTGTCTAATTGTCCCATCAGTTCGAAATTCTACTCGTTTGGACCAATCCCAAGAATCACCTTGTTCTTTTGTAGAAGGAGCAAATATCAGCTCTCCCTGTGACCCCTTATGAATAACTGATTTAAAAGAACGACTTCCTAGCACAATTGCGTTATCGATCTTAAATTCAAGTAATCCATTTATAATATCGCCAGCTTTCTTAACAAGGTTTGTATTAGCGGAAACATTAAAGGTTTTATTGTTACGATTATAATCCCAAACACCTTGATTTCCTTTAACATCCCTAATCCCGTAATAACCATCCCCTGTTTGGTAGAAGTTGAGCTCTTCAACTCCTGTCGTAGAAAATGCTATTTTGTTAGTATTGGCTGTACCTGCCCTGTCAAACAAGAGGTTGCCAGGCATGGTGTCTCCGCTTTTCCTAACAACATCCATAGCATTTAATTTCTGCTGCAACTCATCTAATGTTTTCTTAATAATCTCAAACTCAGAAATATAGTTTTCTATTTTAATGTTTCCTTCTTTTACATCCCGTCTTAATGTAATCCGAATGTCTGGTGTACTCATTCGTTCTGTACTTTTTTCCATAACAAAATAAGCTGTCCAATCATCCGATGTGGAAACAGCTTGCGAGGACAATGTGTATGAAAATACGCCATTCTTTGCATCAACTATTTGGGCATCATCCCGAACGAACAGTCCGACTTGATTAATCGCTTCGTACTTCACTGCATACCCTGTTAAATCAACAAGTTGCCCCTTTTCTCTTACATTTACAGTAATCTTCAATCCGTTTTTATCATTTTGCCTCGAACGAATTGTTTTGGTAAACACAGGATCTGCTAAATCTATAATAATTTCCTCATTTCGCATGACTACACCTCTCTCTAACTATTCCTTTTCACGCGTCTAGGCGGTCTTCTTTGACGTTTTACTTTGTTCCTGTGTTTTATATTCCCTTTAGGCTTTATCGGCTCTAATTCTTCGATTCTAGCATCTGTTTTGGTTACATACTCCTGAAATGCTTTAACAGTCTGCGAAATCATTCCATAGATGCCAACACCATTTTCTTTAGATTCATCCGGAAGTACAATTCCATAATGAGTTGTAATATCCTTTGTTGTAAGGATTGGATCTCCTTCTTTACGTTTCATACGCATATCATACAACTCAGCTACTTCTGTCTTAAGGTTATACTGTTTAATTTCCCAGCCCATTACCTTCTCTAACGCATCAAATTTAATATCACGTATATTCGTTTTATATTTTTTTTTAGAAGATACTTTAAAATCTGCTGCTAAAACACCGTTGAAATAAGTTCCCCCAGCACTTTTCACTTGCACATAGGTATTTTCATAATTTCTGTTGTTCCGTAATAAAATGTTCTGAAATACGATGTCACTATCTCCACCAGGTGTCAACTTCAAATCAACAACTCGATCTCCATTTTGGCGGAAATTAAACCCTTCTTTTGCAGTGAAATAAGTACCACCTGTTCTACTTTCTAGAAAAAGATTATTTTGGCTTCTCAAAGAAGCATAGGATTCTTTTGACTCTAGTTCTAGGCTTTGATCCGCTCTTAGTTCTGCATGTCCATTTTGATTAAACCCAAGGCCCGCTGAAAAATAGACTCTGTTCGGATCACCATTTAGGTATCCATTTGATATTCCGATTCCTCCTGACTTGGGAGAACTTTCGAGTTGGTAAACTAACACTGCACCCTGCGTTGCTGTTATATCATTGTTGCCACCTAATACAATAGTGGGTTGCATAATATTACTTTGATTTATATAATAGCCCATGAAAATCCGAGTGATATAAGATTCCATTAACCTAATAAACTGTTTGGAAATAGAGACATAATTAGAATCATTGGCAGTTCTAAGAGTAGTTCCTGTTATTTCTCCGCCTCGAATCAAATTTCCATTCAATACTCCAGTTGTAATAAAATCCGCAACAATACGCCCATCTTTTGTCATTGCTATTTCATACGGACCATTTACCCCGTTTGATGAATACCCTAATCCGTTTATGTTCCACTGCCACACTTTTGAAGCTGTCATTTCATTTTTTGTATCCATAATTAGAATTCGGTCTGGATATACACGAACATTTCCACCAAATCCTGAATTGATTAGTTTTGTTGCATTTTCTTTCGCTGCATCAAGTAAAGACCCTGGCATATTGGATAAATCTTGTTGAATTTGATCTACTTTACCCGCCATGTCTGTAAAAGATTCTTTAAAGTTACCAATGGTTACATTGATATATTCCTTTTTAATTGGATCATATTTATACGCAATGACTTTTGCCTGAATATCAATACCGTCTTCCTCATGTTTAACTGTAACAATATCTCCCATCCAGACACGCTGCAGAATTTTATATTCTTTATACTCCTCTGTTTGAGACAACTCTTGAAATTCAACCTTATATGTCGCTTTCGGTTGATCTACCATCTGAATATCAAACATAGCTTTAGCGGCTTGACGTAACCTTATATATGCTTCTTCTACAGGTACTGCGTCTTCATCATTTGCATTTTTACCAATTGCTGCTTTTATATGATTAAATTCAATAACTCGTATTCTCGGATGTGGATACTTATTAATCAATGGACTATCTACATATTTTTCTGGTAATAACAATCCGTCAAACCCTTGCGGCATAATTCTGGTAGTAGGGCTTTTCCAGTCCACACTTCCTTCATACCCTAACAAATCTTTTTTATGTCTTATTACTACTCCACGATTAGCTCCTCGGCTTTTCAGCATCTTAACATCGAAGTTGTCTCTTTTTAATTCCCCACCCCATCGATTCACGAATGAGTTATCTTGGCTCGTATCCAACATTGCTTCCACTGGATTCTTTCGAACAATACGTGCGGTGGATATATTCGTTACGTCAGAATAAAAAGTAAACGGATGCTTGTATTGACAACCTGATGATAACCTAGCCATAGCCCCACTACCATTTGTAGGCTGTATAAATATATCTTCAATCAAGTTTTCCGTTAAATCATAAAAAATGTGATAACAAACCGCTTTGATTTCTCCCATGCTCACTTTAGGAGTCACCACTCGAAATAACTGATCCCCATCAGGAGTAGGAACTTTTATGATGCTCATTCCGTCAATCTTCGTTCCATATGGAGCAAATAAAGGATAATTAAAATTAAAAACAAATAAACCGTTGAGTTCTTCCTCAACAGTTGCACTATAAATATGTTTATCTAAAACACCAATTCCGTTATGCGTAAAATCTGTTTCATTTGGTTTATATAAAGTAATCATTATTTATATCTCCATCTTGGTTGAATTGAAATAAATTGAATAGCGCCTGACCACTCTATTTTATTTTCTCCTATTTGGAATTCTGGAAAACCACCAATCATCTTATCATTCATTGATACTGTACCACTGTATGCCTCTAATAATTCTGAATCTATTACAACAGAACCATTTACATCTTTAATCTGAAAAGAAACATCATTAATGAAAATTCGAAATGTACCATTCCCTGCAACGAACAACATTGGAGTTGATTCCATTGTACCTGGATTATAAATAGATCCAGGAGTACTCAACATTATGTTTGCATCTTCTGTATACTCAAACGGATCAAGCGTAAAGTCGACTTCAAACTCACCATGTTCTTCAATTTCATTTGCAATATCACCTACTACAACATGTTTAATTTTCCGATACACATCATCATCTGTAAAATATAGTGTCTTGCCATTCATCAACCAAGCCTTCATGCGCCGAACTAATGGCTTAATATTCTCTTCTTCAAGCATATTGAACTTTATTTTTAAAGGGACGTCTTTAAACGCCCCTTTTTTTGTAAGTGAGCCATGTCTACCCGGCACTTCAATATGTTCTACTTCCTGTTCTGCTGTAGGAATAACAGGGCGTTCTACCATACATATTCCATAGTCACTTGCTAACTGATTATCGATACCTATGTCTAGCAATTTAAGTCCTCCCTATTCCTATTTTTACATTACGGCCACGCTCAGCAAACCAATCATTTGCTTTTTCAAACATGCGATCAACATCACGTTCATTATTAATTGTGTTATAAAAATTAATTTCTACAGGACCACTATCAATTTGTTGAACAATCGGTTGAACTGCTCCTGTTGCTAATGCCGACAGATTAGAAGCGATGTTATCTTGTTTGTTTATTCCATATAAATTTAACTTTTTAAAAGTATCATCAACCATATTTGAAATGTTATTAAGTGCGGATTGTAACACATTACCTTTGGTTGACTTTTGGTTTGGAGCATTATAAAAATCTTTAAAAATCTGCTCTCTGAAACCAGCTACTTTCTTACCTATCTCCAACCACTTTCCAGACTCTACAAATTCCTCTTCTAATATCTTTTGAAAAGGATCTCCACTCTCTAATACACTACGAATATAACGAGCAACAGGATTGTTTTCACTCATACCGCTATTAACATCATAACCTTCAAGTTCTTTACCAACTGCTTTTAATGCATCCCTCATATCAACTGGTAAATGAGTAATCCAATCATTAAGATAGTCACCATCTTCCAGTATTGCTTCAAAATAACTCCGAAGAGGATTATTATTATTCATGTCGTTTAATGTGGAGCTATTGAAAGTATTTAACGTAGTTTCTAATACCGTATACACTGAATTTGCTAAGTTTTTAGCTGCCGCAAGAACTGTCGACATTGATTGTTCCATACCAACAGCTAGCCCAGCACCAACTTGTTTACCAACCTGATCTCGCATTTTTCGAGACGGGCTATGGATGTCGAAGAAGGAAGTAAAACCGTCAAGAATATCGTTACCAATAGATTTCACCTTACTTAACACTTTACCAGCCATACTACCTAGACCGTCTATCAATCCACTTATAATATCTTTACCTATCTTGAATAAATCAATCTTCTTTAATGTATCTACAATCTTCGGTACAATATCTGTCACGATTGTAGAACCTAATTTTCCAACCATACTCACAATACCTTTTATTAAAGCCCAGATCAGTTGAACACCAGCTTCAAGGATTTTAGGTAGATTCTTAATTAATTCTCCTGCCAAAGTAACAATTAGCTTTAATGCGGCTGCAATTAATTCCGGTAGCACCTTTACAATTCCAGCAATCAGCATAAGTAAAATTTTCACACCAGCTTCAAGTATCTTCGGCAAGTTTGCAATTAATGTGGATGCTATTTTGACAATTAAATCTAATGCTGCATTTATAAGCTGTGGTAACACTTTTACAATTCCATCAATAATGGCCATTAAAATCTTTACACCGGATTCAATTATTTTAGGTAAGTTTGTTAATAAAGTATCCGCCACTTTGGTGATAAGATTTATCGCTAAATCAATAAGTTGCGGTAGCATTTTAATGATTCCGTCTATCAAGCTAGTTAAAACCTTAACACCAGCTTCAATTATCATAGGTAAATTCGCTGTAATGGCTTCAATTAAAGTTGTAATGACTGTAATAATCGCTAAAGCAATCATAGGTAAAGCTTGTGTGATTCCTGTGATTAATGAAACTAATAAATTTATTCCCATTTCAATTAGATGGGGTAAAAATGACATAATTCCATTAATAATAGTTTGAATAATCGTTACAGCTATTTGGATTAACTGTGGAAGCATCTGAATAATTCCGTTTATTAAAGTTAGAATCAATTGAAGTCCTGTTTCTATCAGAGTAGGTAAGACTTGTACAATCCCAGAAATTAAAGTTTGAATGATTTGTATTCCCATTTGAACAATCATAGGGAGATAGGTAGCAATCATCTGCGAAATTGTATTTATAATCCCAACGATAGCTTCGAGCATAATTGGAGCCGCTACAACCAAACCATTTACAAGGTTTGAAATCATTTGTGATCCTGCTTCAAGAAATTGCGGTAATACCGTTGTTACGAAATTAGCTATATTGGTAAAAATATTTGTTATGGTTTCAATTATAATTCCGGAGTTTGCATTCAAATACTCTGCAATGGCTGGCAAATAACGAGATACAGAGATGAGAACACCAGGAAGCCCACCAATAATCGCTCCCGCTATAGTAGGGCCAATTGTCTTAAAAATTTCACCTAACTGGCTAAAATCTCCCGAAAAAACAGCTTTTACTGCATCAAAAAGATGAAGGCACGCTTCGCGTATCTTACTGACTGCCAATCCTATCATTTCAGCCGCATTTTGAAATCCTTTTGGCAAATGAGTAATCCAATCATTTAAATAATCTCCATCAACAGCCGTATAGAATAGATATTTACCTAGTGAAGATAATGCGTGTCCAAAGTTTTGAACGCTTTCAATTACACTCGTAATGCTATTTCTAAACCCTTCGTTGTTTTCCCAAAGGTGTTTTATCCCAACAACTAATCCAACAATTGCGGCGGTTACCCCAATAATAATTGCTGTATAACCAAAGAATGTTGCGGAAACCGCCCCTATACTTAATCCAGCATAGGTTGCATAGCTGGCTAGTGTAATAAATACAGGACCTAAAGCCATACCAGCCCCAATAAGGATTCCAAGCGCGGTTACAATTGTTGTTATAGCTGCTGCTAATGCTGGATGTTCTGAAACAAAGCTCGCAAAAGCACTAATTACATCCGCGATGACGCCCAGAACAGGCTCAAGCGCCATTTTCAAGTCGTTCATAGCTTGTTGAAACTTTACAGCTGGGCTGGCATCCATTTTCTTAATCATTTCATTTAGCTGTTCTTGATTCTTGTTTAAATCTATAACTTTATCTTGAGCACCAATAAGTGTATTCGTAATATTTTGTCCTTGATCTTCATACATCGTTCCAAAAAGCTTAACACCAATCTCATTTCGCTTTGTTTCATCTTCAATACTAGCCAATGCTTTAGCAATCTCTGTCATAGCTGCCGAACCTTCTTTACCGCCTTTAGCGACAGATTGCCCCCACTTTTCTAACTGATCAGCCGAAATTTTAGTGCCTTCAAGTGCTTCTTTCATTGATTTGTCGACACCTTGACCAAATTCAGCCGCTTTAACACGGCCTTCTTTTAGTCCATCTAAGAGATTATCAATATTCCAGGTACCTGTATCAACACCAGCTTCCATAATTGCTTGTACTTCTTCAGCATTGTAACCAGCTCGTGTTAACTGACCACCATATTCAGCAATAATGTCCAATTGCTCAGGAGGAAAGCCGATTTTCAACAGACGATTCGTTAACCCTAAAGCCGTGTCACTAGTTATTCCCAATTCATTACCAATTTCATTTACTTCTTGAATTAACTCAGTAAAATCTATACCCGCATAAGCACTTGCAATGGCTCCTGCTCCTTTTACAATGGAAGCATTAGCTTTATCACTGACAGTTTGATTTAACGCCCATTGTCTACGTGTACCCTCCAGTGCTTCCTCTACATCAACACCATAGGCTTCTACACCACGAACTGCTTCTTCTACCGATTTTTTAGAAGATGCTGGAACTTCAAAAGAAACGTCAATTTTTGTTTTTAATTTAGAAGTATCAAGCGCTTGCTCAATGGCTCCTGAAATACCACCACCAGCCATTAATCCACCAAGAATATTTTCTAAACCGATATCTAATTCTTTAAAGCTGTGCGATGCTCTTTCTGCTTCTCGTGAAATGTCTCTCAAGCCATTTCGAACTTGTTGTAATGAGTTTCCATCATCTATTGAACGAAGAGATCGCTGTAATTTCTCAATATCTGCTTCTGAACCTAATGCTTCACGGCCGATGATTTGGATCGCTTGTTCTAACTGCCTAGCTGTCGCTGTACCGTTTCGTATTGCGTTTGTAAGGTTATTTCCTAATGCATTTGCAAAATGATCTACACTCGTTTCAGTCGCATCAAAGAATGTCTTTAACTGTTTCGTTGCGTTTTCTTGTTCCTGCAAACTTTTATTTGTCGCACTTAATTGATTCTGTAACTGCTGTTCTGCTGTCCGAGCTTGTATTAGCTGCGTTTCATATCTTTGGATTTCACTAGCATTTTCACCATACTGCTGTTTGGCTTGATCTAACTGTTTCTGATAGTTTTGTACTTTACTAGCTGCAACAGTATGTTGCTCTCCAAGATTATCTATTTTTAAACGTAATTTCTCTATTTCTGAAGCATTCTCACCAAGTGTTGCTTTTTGTAATTCGTATTGAGCATTCAACTTAGAAAGAGAAGATTGCAACTGCTCTTCCTGTCCTTTTAGCTCTTTTAGTTTTTGAGCCGCTTTAGCTGTTTCACTTGTTCTTTCCTGTTCAGCATCTCTCGCCTGTTTTAAGCTTTCAGAAGTTTGTTTAATACTATTCGCTAACTGTTGTTCTGTTATTTGTTGACTTCGTAATTTTGACTCTAGTTTTGCTACAACAGTAGAATTTTCTCCGTACAATTCTTTAGCCCGTTGTAAATGTTCCGCCGTTGCTTGCGTCGCCCTTTGTGCAACTGCATACTGTTGGGAAAGGTTTTGAAGCTTTGCTTGTAGTTTTTCTGAATCAGTAGCATTTAACTTCATCTGCTCTTCTTGTAATTTCATTTCTTGACGAAGTTTTTTAGTTTCCTGATTCATGCCCTTCATAGCATCATTAAAATCTTTATTTTGCGCTTTAAATATAACTTCAACTTCCGAATTATTTCTTGCCATTTTCTCACCTACCTTTACTTGGGATTGTTACGCCATGCTTCAAACGCTGTAATCCCTGCGTAGATACGCTCAACAGACGAAATTGGCTCATGCCAAAAAGTCTCTGGATCTATTCCAGAGACTAGACAATACAAGACGTATTTATCTTCCACACATTCAATTTTAATGTCTGGATTTTTTACTTTTTTTCACCGTTACCGCCGCTATTTGTACTTTTTTTCAGTGCTGCGGCAAATTGATTTGGATCTTGACTAATTACATCCACAACCAGCTTCGTATATAGTTCCATAGATTCTGCTAATGAATCATGATACTTCTGTAAGAAATCATCAAATGTTAACTTTTCTTTTGGGTTTGCACCTTTAAACGCCATATAAATCACTTTATGAATACTTGTTTGATCGATTTGTTCTAAAGCTGATAAATCTTTATTATCCTCATTTCTTAATCCATCTAATGCTTGGAATTTCACGATATCAGCAATAATTGAACTAGTAATAAGCCCTTCTTCTTGGCCCTTTTTCAAAGCGTAATTGGTTAAAAACGCCGGATAGTTCTGTTTATTAATAAAACGTTTTTCATACTCACCTTCTACTTCTACAAATTCGACTTCTTTTAATGTTATTTTTTGTACTTTCATCTGCTATTTCCTCACTTTCATTTTCTTCTCATTTAAATCCAAAAGAAAAAGCCCTGTATGAAACTAGGGCTTTAAGCTGAAGTTGTTCCTTTCACAAGAGCTGAATTAAATTGTGTATGCCATTTTTGAGCGACTGTTGCATCTGCTAATTCATCCACAAACGCTTCATAAAAGAAATTCTTTAAGTCGTCTGGTAAGGCTGTAAATTCTAATTCCATCATTGCCAATTCTTCTTCACCATTCGCAATAGCAAATTTAAAACCAGTGGAGTTTGAGCAATTTGGAAACGCAATAAGTTTTACAACATCTTGATACTCATCTACTACATCAGCCGTAAATACAAAATCATATCCCTTTGAATCACTACCGAACGCCCATACACCCGGCTTTAATCCAGTTGTATTAAAACCAAAATAATCTCTTGCTACTTTAACAGGAATATGCGCTGAAACAGTAACTTTAAGTTCCGTGGTTTTCGATTTCTTTTTCAACGTCACGCCACCACATGTTTTTTTCATTTCCTTGTTTTCTGGTTCCCCTTCAATTGATCCTACACATCCAAATTTTGTTCCTGGCTCTTGCGTTCCTTTCTTCTTAAATTGAATACTTGCATTCGCAATCGACACGGAATCAAATTCTTCAATTACTTTAACCATTTAAAATTCCTCCTCCAATACTTTATCTACACCTTTGTGTAGTTCTGCTAAAATTCTTGGTCTAGCGTTTACAATCCCACGCTCCGCAAATCGTTGTTCTAAGGGATTATGTGAACCTCTTCCTTCGTTCGGGAAGACTAGATAACCAAACGATCCTTTTTTATTAGCTGCTCCACCACGGGCTAATATCCTAAAACCTAAATTCATCTTTTCGCTTTTGGACCAGTTGCTATCTTTGGCATGAGTCTTATTTCGAACACTCCATTTAGAACGAGATACTGGAATAAGCTTTGTAATCTCTTCTATTGCAATTCGTATACCGTCAGTGTGGAGGATGGTATTGATTGTAGGTTCCATCTTATTTGGTAATAACCGCATTTTTTCTTCAAGCTTTTCTATCGCTTCATAATCAAGCTCAAATGCACTCAATTGGAATCACCCTCTTAAACGTAAAAACAACACGATCAATAAAACGATCTGTATCTTTCACTTGAAGGCGATCGCTTTTAGAAACTACAAAGGATACCATTTTCACCTTGCCAACCCACGAAATAATATCAATGACCTGCTCATCTAAATTCGATTGATTTTCCGATAAATAACTAACATATATGCTTTGAGAAATTGTACGATCATTAGAAGACGGTTGAAACTCACCATATTCCAAAATAAAACAGTTGTATCCCTCTTCTGTTAATTGCGATTCCTCATCTTCTGCTAGTTCATCCTCAACAACTAAAAGCTTAAATCCGTCTTCAAGAGCTTTTTTAATGCCACTTCTCTGCTCCTTCATAAGCTTTTTTGATTTTTCATTCACGAGATTTCACCGCCTGCTGCAAATAAAAGAAAAGGTATTGTTTGTTAGAATCATGATCCGCTTTAATCACGTCATATTCGATTCCATCCATTAATACCTTAAGTTTATTTTTATTTATCTTTCTAAAAGATGGTGGATACAGTGTTTTAACTTTTAAATCTAATCCCGTTGTTAAAACGCCCACCATTTTGTAATCACTGTCCCGTAAAGACATCACTTTATAGGCAAGCTTTCCTTCTTCACGAAACTTCTCACCTATTCTTTTTCCCTCTTCTGAACGCTCTGTTTTTTTATATCCATATTGTAGAAACCCGTCATTTAAGGTCTCTCTATACGATTTTAGAACCATTGATTACACCAACTTTTCCTAAAGCCACATCTAAAATAAGTCTGGATAATTCATTTTTATAATTCTTTTCAAACTCATCACCTGCATTGTTATAAACATACCGACACCGTTCTAACAGCAAATCTTTCGGGGTTAGCTCCTTTGAAAAATCAAAAGACGCATTTGTTAAACTCGACAAATACGCCTCTCCTTTTTCTAAAAGTTTTATTAAACTAGCATCTTCTTCGTTCCAGGTGATTTTAAGAACATCTTTTAGTTCATTCAAAAGCTCATCCATTCGCATCACCTTCTAATAAAGCGATTAATTCAGCCTTTGTTGCATTAGACTTGTATTCAATACCACTTTGATCTAATAAAGACTGAATCTCTACCTTCGTTAACGCTGAATAATTCCTCTCTTCAACAGGAGAGGATGGATTAGGGCGTTGTAGTGCCTTCTTTCGCTTCTAGCGCTGTAATGTCAAATACAGTGAACGAATCAGGATCTAACGGACGACCGTTTGCAAGTTGACGAACGAGATATAAACGTTGATCTTCAATTAAACGGATTGTATCGTCTGACTCTAAACGTTGTTCTGAAGCAACTCCCATAAAGTAATCTTTCGGTTTACCAGAGATCATTGTATTTAATGGGACGGCTGGCGACTGGACCATCGTTAAACCTGGCACTCCAAAATTATCATATGTCCAAGTACCATCATCTTTACGTTTTGCACCAATCGGGAAAAATTTTGTTGCATAATCCAAAGGATTCACAATAAGCGTTACCCCTGTATAGCGTTTCGTTCCTCCTTTAGTAGTAGGAGCTAAGATTTTCTTACCGATTGTTACAGGAGTAAAGTCTTCTAAAACGACCTTCTTTTTATCTGGATAAATACCATCTGTTACTGATCCTTTTAAATCTTTGATCATACCAATTGGTTGTTTTTTCCCTGTTCCCATAACAATAACTTTTTCTAATTCTTCTGCTACAACTTCTTTCATAAATGCACGCACATACTTATCTAACCACTCAGGACCTAGTTCAAACATAGCTTTACATACAACTAAAAATCCGCTAAGTTTGTACATTCCTTCTTCAATTGTTTCAAAACCTTCGTCAATCATTTCTCTAATTGAGTCACATACATCACCCCAAAACGCTGTCGTAGTGCCCTCTTTTCTAACAACCCATTGTGTCTTTGCTCCTACGGTTTGGAAATTAACAAGAGAAAGTAGCGGATGTTCCTTTTCTAAATCTTCAAAAACTCGTTCGAAAACTGTGGGTGGCATCAATTGATGTGTTTCGCTAAATGATTTAACTTCAATTGCTGCATTATAAAATTTCTTTTCTTCATTTGTTAAAACACGCACACCGCGAGAGGCCAACACTTGAGCATCCCAATTTTCATTTTTGGCTTGTTGTGCTTCATTAATTACATCGTTCATCATATCCTGAAAATGCTGCATATTGTTCTCCATGTTTGCAACAATACGTGCCGCTACCGCTTGTGCATCACCTGTTTCAAGCGCCTCTTTTACATTATTAATTTGTTGATCTTTATTTTCGATTACCGGACGATCTAAATTTTTAATAGTCATCTTATTCCCTCCTGTTTTTAAGACAATAAAAAAAGCACTGCTTTACGCGCGCTTAAATTTGTTAAGTATATTTTCAGTTGAACCTGCTGCTACTGGTTCATTCTGCTGTTTATTTTTATTTCGGAATTTCTGAAGTACATTATTTTTAAATTCCTCTGGATCTACCACATCGTTATCTTCTACATGTTCATTTACTTTATGAGCCAATCCAAATTCTACTGCCTCATTTGCGGTAAACCATGTTTCATTCGCAATCATTGTCTCAATTTCTGAACGTTCTCCTTGATAACGAGTCATATAAATATCCGCAAGCGATTTGTCAATTCCCTCAAGAGCATTCAATGTCTTACGAATATCTAATTTTGTCCCCCACGTCCATGTAGAAGCTTCATGAATCATTAACATAGAACCTGTATTCATAATTAATTCGTCTGCTGCCATCGCAATAATAGATGCGGCGCTTGCTGCCAGTCCATCTACGTTAATAATGATTTTTGCCGGATGGTTTTTAAGTTGGTTATAAATCGCAATCCCATCAAATACATCCCCGCCAGGGCTATTCAGATTGATATTAATAACATTTGCCGAAGTAGCTTTCAATGTTTTCTCAATATCAACTGCTGATGTAGAATCACTCCACCATGATTCACCAATATCACCATAAATCGTTATGTCCAGTGAATCAGCTTTTGTTTCTGCCTTAAAGGCATGTTGAACATTAACTAGATGATTATACTGTTCATTTTTATAACGTCTCATTCTTTTCACCTCCCTCCAAAGAATCAGCTTCTTGATAATTCTTTGTAACAAAGCGCTTATTTGCCCACTCTTCTTCAATCGGCTCTCTACCAAGAATAATTAAAATGTCATTAATAGATAAACCACCGATTGCAAAGAGCTTATCTAATGCTGTTGCTAGTTTCGTAATATCAACAACCTTAATTTTTGTTGTATCAATCTTTAAATATGTGCGGTCTATATATTCTTTTTTACTGTACATCTTTCGGTTAAATTCATCTTGGATCAATTCAGCAATTGGATTAATGCAAAAAGCTAAGAACGAATCCAATTGCTTTTCAATGTCCGCTACATCACCTTTTAAAATCCCTATAGGGACATGAAAAGCAACTGCTACATAGTTAAATATGTCATTGATCAAATCACTAATATCACGACTCGTACTGTTATTTGCTACACCGTTTTTACTATCATCACTCATGTCCTCAAGAACATAACCATCCTGTAATTGGAAAGCCGATCCCACTTTATCAGGATTAAACCAATTTTTTAACTGGACCTCGAACATTTCATCGATCGCCGCTTGTGTTTCTGGATCTTGTGGCCTTAAAAAATCACCTTTGATTAACAAACGTTTATTATTCTTTCTTTTATAGTAATCAATTGAAGATGCAAGCAATTTGCCAAAACTACTATACATTCCATCTATAATTTGCATAATATTACGATCGTTGAGTTTAAAGTGAAACACTTCTGATTCATTAAATGATTTTTCAAAAGTAAGCTCACCTACAGTTACGTCATTATATATATTTTCTTTTAATGCGAACTTATTAACATGGAAAGAATCTGCAATGTACAATTGCTCATTTTGCATAATAACTACACATTCATTTTCCATGATTAGATGATTTACCAAACTATGAATAAATTCCGATGCATTTTGATTTTGATTTGGTTGCACATTTAATAAATAGTGATTTTCACCACGTTTTTCTTTCCCTTTTTCAAAGGTTTGAAATTCACACCTTGTTAAAGCATTTGCAATTAAATCAATACAACTTTCTACAGCTAACTTTTTATAGAAATAGTCAACTCCTAATTCATAAAAACATGAATCTAAAGTCAGTGTCTTCTTACTTCCAAAAAAACCTCTTACCCAATCTCTTAATCCCACATTCTCACCACCTTTTATACACTAAATGTTTTAAATATCTTTCTAACATTTTCTTTTGTTAAAGTGTTTGACTCTTTTAACTCACTATCACAATTAAGAGCATGTAAAAAAGCGAAAAAACCATCTGTTTTTCGCTTCTCTTTATCAACCTTTTTATATTCAATATTGCCATTCATTTTTTCTTCTTTATAGACATTTCCAACATACCAACGCATTAACGGATCATCACCAAAAATAATAGTATGTTTGATAAAAACTTCTTCTACAAGTGGAGCGAGTTTACTATGAGTTGCTGGACCACGACGGACAATTTCAATTTCAAAGCCAGCCTCTTCAAGCGATTCTTTTAAAATAGCCGAACGGTATAAATCCATGCTGACTTTTTTTATACGGTATTCTTTATTCATCATTACAAACCAATCCCGCACATGTTCTGCACTTATCGATTTGTCATAAACAACAGTAAGTAATTCTTTTTCAATTGCAATTCGAATGATATCTGGATTAATATCTTGCAACTTAGGCGCTGTATGATGCATGAAGGTATGCTGCTTCCAATATCGTTTCCCATCTTTTTTAAATAAAATTCCAACCGAACAGAAATCACGAATTTGCGCGAAGTCAACTGCTCCAATGCATTCTATCCCTTGAATATTTTCAGGGAACGGCTGCTCTGTAGCTAATCTTTCTTCATAGGTAGCAACTTCTTTCCTCGTATCTTCGACAGGTAAATTCATTCTTTTTGTCATGAACTCAATACGTAATGCACTGTTACGTTTCATATCATGGTATTCTTTTCGCATTTCATGTTGTAAATTTTCATTGTATCTATATGAAGGATTTGCTTTTTCCCATTTAGACTCGTCATGGACTTCTTTTTCATCATCAAGCTTACATATGAAAGGAAACAGTGTGGAATGTGGTAATTCTTTATTCAACACCATCTGAGCTTCGTCTTTCATATCATCCAATACTCCACCACGGACATTTCCATCTGTTGTAATATAGAAAATCCTTGGATCTTTCTTTTTTCCTAAACCCGATGTAAAAACTTTTATATTTGAATAATCTTCATACTCATGTAATTCATCAAATATAACAGTTCCACTTCGCTTACCATCTTTTGTACGAGCATTTGACGTATTAAATTCAAATTTAGATTTAGTTTTATAATGTTTAATGAGTTTTTTGGATTTATAAAAAACCTTTTTTAATTTCTTTGCAAATTTGGGCGTTTCTAAAATGTTTAAAACATCTTCGAATGAGGTTTTAGCCTGATCTTCTGAAGTTGCCACAATGTCTATATCATAATTCTTAATCCCATGATGACCACTTAGCATATAAAAACAGTCATAACTGATATATCCATTTTTACCTGCCCCACGACCAAGTAATAATAGATATCTGTCAAACATAAGACGGCCGTCATCATAACGCACACCATAAAAAAATGCATTACAGAACCTTTGCCAAGCAAATAATGAAAAAGAAAAATAGGGGGCTGGCTTTTCCACTGATTTTTCAATAGCATCTGCATCAATCACTACACCAGGTTGATCTAACTTCCAACGAAGAAACTCCATGAGTTGTTTTTGTTCTTTACAACTTTGTATTTCCACATTTTCAACCATACGCATATACTCGTCGATGTAAGGATGATACTTATATGTAGTTGAATTTCTAGATGTCATCATCATCATTACCTTCATATACTGGTTCTTTCAAACCAAGCACTTTTAATAATTCTGTCATGCGCTTGTTTGTCTCACGAAATTCTTTTGTAGCTGGATTCGCTTTGACTCCCTTTTGACTCTCACTATTTTGCCATTCAATCATTGGTCCATTCTTTTTCATTTCTCTTGCTAACTTATTTTTCACATCAAACATCGTCATGTAATCATCAACAAGATCAATGTAGTGCATACCATACAAACCACTGTTTTCCAATTGTTGTAATAAATCTTGCTTTATCTGTGCTTTTTTTGATAGTTTCCGCACAAGTACCCCCCCTCTTACTTTTTAATTCGCAAAAATGTTTTAACCGCTCTCCTCCCCCCGTTGAATGGTCCTCCTACTAAAAGCCAAACTTTTTGACCGGGGGGTGTTTAAGAAACTAATTCAAAGTAAGTTTCGATAAAATCCAAAATAAAAAAGACTTCTTCAATAGAAATCTTTAGAATGTCTGTCGTAAATATTAAATTCTCTTCTTCTTCCAATCTTTCTCTAACATCATTAAGTTTAAGCCGTTTGCACTTTCTTGGGTTCACACAGTCTCTTATTTGGCAGTAACGCCAGTAAGAATACTTTCGGAACTGATTAAGCATGTCGCGCTCATATGACGTACGCTCGGCCTTCTCAGCGTATTGAATCATTAAGTCAGTATCAAATGTCCAACTACCATCCACAATAATCATAGCTACCACCGTTCCTCATTCATGAACTTAGGTACCTTCTTCTCAACCTTATCTAACCGATCATGTACTTCATTGTGACATCGAATACATAAGCATTGCAGGTTATCTAAATCCATTGCTAAGTGTGGATGTGTCTTCACCTCTTTAAGATGATGTACATTCTCAGCAGGCTTATATTTACCTTTCGACTTACACATTTGACATTCGTGATTATCACGCTGTAGAGCCTTGAGCCTTAGTGCTCTCCACTCTTTAGACTTATAGAACTTCATAAGCTTACCTTCTCTTATGAGCTTAATATAGTCCATTGTTAACACACCGTCCTTGCTCTTATGCATCTAGGCTTACGATCTAACACTTGAGACTTCAGAATATTTACCACAACAGTATGAGGAAGACTATTACGTTCTTTATATTCCAGTTCTTCTTCATATCTAAAAGCTTCTTTGATTAGATCATTAAACTCTTTGGCCTGTTCACTCATAATAGTAAAAGCCTCACGGATTACCTCAAATACTTCTCTTAATGTTACACTACAAACAATTATACCTTTCATCTCTTCACCTCTTCTTTAACTTCCTCCAAAAAAATATATCTTCTTTGAATGTATAAACTACAATTAAAGAAAGTGTCGGACTTTTAATGATGCCGAATTTATGTAGCAAGTATGAGAGCAATCCATTTTTATAATATCTCTTAGCCCATCTAACTTGAGCAATCCACATTCCTAATAAACTCTTCACTTACTCACCTCTTATCTTTCTCTAACAGATCATCCAACAATTTATTGATTACACTTGTTATAGCTTCTTCTTTATCTTCAAGCGTTGTGTTTTCTTGTAGCTCATCTAACACTTGAATTACATCTGGTAACCTTTCTAATCCCACATACTGTTTTATTTTCTTCTTGCTACGAAGAACGCGAAGGATTATTCCAATGACCATTGCTTTTTCAAGCTTATTTAATTCCATCCTCTCACCCCTTGTCTCTATATAATGCAACACGTTTGCGCCTTTCTTTACCTAGATAACTTCAAGAACTCTCTCATGCCATCTACAACTTCTTTATCGTTTTCAACAAGCTTACCTTTAACATAGATATCTCCATTGCTTTTCAGAGATACCATTTCTTGTTCACCAACTCTCAAGATGATACTGTCATGTGAAGTATCTCTTGCTAACTTATTCAAATCTCCATTATGTAACGTTAGATTCATCTCTTCTCCTCCTCCAAAATAAAAAGCACCCGAATGGATGCTATTTTTGTACTAACACTTTTCTAGGTTGACTTCCTGCATAAGGCCCTACAATCTCATTTTCTTCGAGACGATCCATGATCTTAGCGGCTGTCATATAACCAATTCTAAATTTACGTTGTAATGACGATACTCTCGCTATTTGATTTTCAATCACGAACTCCTTAGCTGGTTCATATAACCTTTCTATAACCTCATTAATGTTTACTTCCATTCCCATTTCCTCCCTTAAAATAAAAAAACACCCTAACGGATCCTTTTGGTAATGATTAATTTAAGTTTCAATTGCGGTACGTGAAGTTTTATTCTTTTTCCAATTACCTAATGTTGCTACATTCAACTGCGTCAACATTATTAAGTAACTGGAAGAAGAGCAAAAGCTCTCCCTAATAACGGTGTCATTCAATCGTTACCATCTGCTGGTTTCGGATTTTATTTGCCGCTATTACGAAACCGTTTAAACAACATATATTATAAAGAAATTTATGAGTTGTGTTTTCCGCCACTTCTCACCATACAAATATATCATGTTAAAAACCAAAACGTGTCCGTAAATCGTTCGCAAATAGTCCGCAGATAGTTCACAAATAGTTCGCGTTTTTTATTTCTTTATTTTTTCACATCGGTTTTCAGCCTCTTTTCGCATAGTTTTGAATAAATATGTTCTTTAATCCTAGAAAATGAATTAGCTATAATCTGGATTGTGTTAAATTCACCTATTTCGTTTAACCTTAGATATACCAATCTCTTTCGCATTTTATAAAAATGAATTTGACGCTTTCAGTTTAAAGCTAATTCAATAAATGATAAAAAAATAAAGGAGCTAGATTCTAAACTTCCTTTGATAATCATTTAATGTATCTTGCTCCATTCCAATGTATCTCAATGTTTCTTTCTGATCTGTATGATTTAACATCTTTTGCAAAGCAACTACATCCTTAAATTGTTTGTAATGATGATACCCATATGTTTTTCTGAGTGAATGAGTTCCTATACGTTCTAACCCAAACTCCTCTGCTGCTTGATTTAATATTACATAAGCCATAGCACGAGTAATTGGTTTATTCTTTCCGTTCCTACTCTTAATCAGGTATTCGTTCTTCGGCTTTCCTTTTGTATAATTTCTGATAGCTCTCTTCAATTCTGAAGGCATCTTCACGTCTTTAATTTTCTTCGTTTTCTTTTCACGGATTACAATATTCCATCCTTCTACATCACCAACACGTAAACGTAATATATCCGATATTCTGAATCCTGTATTAATACCAAGAAGAAACAGAATGTAGTTCCTCTCATTCTGTTCCTTATAAAACTCTTTTATTTCTTGTATTATTTCTTTATCTCGAATCGGCTGTACAATATTCATATACTTTGCCCCTCTTTTTGTCTACGCGTTTTTTGAAACACCTCTTTCTTTAGATTGAAAGCCAAACGCAATATTGCTCGTCCTTTTAACTTATAATATTTCGTTTTACCTATACCTAAATCCATCCAGATATCTTGATCATATCCAGAATCATGTTCCATATAAAATTTCACAATCACTTCACGTTCATCATCTCTTAGACGATTTACACCATCATACAACCAACTCATAAATCTATTTCGTTCTTGTTCATACTCTATTCTTTCTATTGCAATATTTTCAGTCGAACTATTAAACTCATTTGTATTCGATGGAGGAACAATAGAATACGACGCTGTCACTTTTGGCAGCATATCACATGGCATAGTTGCTAAATATCTACGATACTCATTAAATACTTTTTCAATTTCTTGTTTTGTTCTTTTTCCATCCACAATTGGCATCTTAAATGATAGTTGTTTATTCATATTAAATTCCTCCATTGTTATTATTTTTGTCTTAAAGCTCCGCGTCTGCGTTCATAACGTGGACCACGAATTCCCATTAAATCCTCAATGTCGCGTGTGCTTAATTTCTCTTTTCGTTTTTTCTTTTTTTTCTTCTTTATTTGTTTTGATTGCTTTTTCCATTCACGTAGCTGATCCTTTAACACCTTCATTTCCCCATCTCCCTTTTCAAAATAAAAAGGACACCTATTCCTAAAACAGCTTGAATTGCTGTTTTAGTGAATTGGTGTCCTCTAGTTTTCTAGCCGGACTGTATTCATTTGTAATCTCGAATTTTGTCTAAAATTTGTGATTTTTATTGGTTTAGCTGCTGCATCTGTCCTGTTATAATAAATGTAACATTGCCATTCGAAAAAAGTGACTTGTCCCCAATACAAGTTGCTTTTTTCTTTTTTATTTTAAAAGGATTATTTTGTTTAAATTCTCATATACACTTTTTAAATTCCTTAACATTGGAAATAGCTATATAATGAAAAAGACTACATTTTAGGAGTGCTCTAAATGACCGATATAATTAAACTCTGTATTGTATTAATCGTTACCCTATTTTTAACATTTTCCATAATAGCGGAGTTTCAAAAGCCTCAAAAAGATATGTTTTGGTTCTCGATTGAAGTAATGTTTCTCCTTGCAGGTTTTTTGATACTAAAAGACTATATCGTCAAGCATATAATATAATCCGATGAATAAAACTCAATATTCCGTCGATACTATATACACCCCATTTCGAACCATAGTCCATTACCTGAGCAGTTAGCTTTTGCTAGTTGCTCTTTTATTGAATAAATTTCTAAAACATGTTAACAATATAGATACACCAAGGTTGAATACGAATGACCATTACGTTCTTCTTATTCACTATGCAGTTAGCTTTTGCTAGCTGCTCTTTTAATTACACATTTTTGTCTTAACACTCATATAATATTGAGAATTAAAAAATCATCTCATGTATAAAGCGAAAGTATTCTTTTTCATTACTCCACTCCCTCTTTAAATAACATTGTTTGAATAAGGTTTTTAAAGAGGGAATACATTTAAAGATCTTGGTTACACTGTAAACAGGCTCGTGAATAGCCAATTTTACTAATACCCACTCTATGTCTATTATCTTGGGCCGAGCAATTAGCAAAAGCTAATTGCTCTTTTATATTGAGTTAATAATAAAATTTAGGTCTTATTCCTTTTCTATATCATATACTTTTAACCTAACCATCCAGCTCAAAGTGTTACCTCCTATCTTAAAGAGCACTTATGCATGGTGCTCTTTTTTAGTTTCCTTATTTCTACAAAATGAAATTTTTGTTTAGTTTTCTTACCTGCATAATATTTTGATATTTGTTTATACTATAGTTGTAACTTTTTGTTACAACATATATCCGTATCGATTGTAACTTCTAAAATTGTACAACGAAGCAGTTAGCTATTTCGGCTAGCTGCTTTGTTGTTTAAAATGAAGTTTTTATTTGAATTAACCTTGATACTTTGCGAACAACTCGGCTAACGTCATATTGTTATACTTGGCTAAATCTTTCGCCAACGCACACACATTACGGAAAGCCGAACATCCCATTTCATCACATAAGTATGTTAATAAATCACGATACACATCATCTTTCCACTCATGATCTTTTTCCCAGCAAAGAATTGGTTCGCTATTCACAACCATTTCAGCATTTGGATCACCTTGATTACTTCCTTTGCACCAACGCCAACCACCATTCTTCCAATGACCATCATCTAAATCTCTGTTATCTGCATCATCGCTCAACTTTTGAAAATCCTCATCCCAAACTTCATATACTTGATATGATGTATTTTCATCACCATATGTTCTCTTTGCATTAACCCCTAATCTTTTTAAATCTTCAGTTATGTTTCCCTGCACTAAGATTTCTTCCATTACTCATCATCCTCTTTCTTATATTCTCTTAATTTTTCTTGCATTTCATAAATACCAGAATGTACTTTTTTGATATCTTGTTTTAACTGTTCTGGAACATCGTCCACGAGTGCCAGTACCGTATTTGCCCAACTCATAAATTGAGAAGCATTCCCCATATAAGCTAAAGCTTGGAAAACATAATCCTCTTCCAATCCCAATGCTTTTAAATTTTCTAGATTCGGCCGATAATCTAATACATTATCTGAAAACCCATTATTAAGTAGCGCTTCATTCATTGCGGATTGAATAGCATCAATGCCGAATTCAGAATATGCTTCGAAACATTCACGCACTGATTCTGGAGTCCATCCTTTTTCAACCAGTTCCTTACACTTTTCAACCAACTCTTCATATGTTTTCATGGCTATCTTCCTCACTTTCTAATAAAATAGCGTTTTTATTACAAATCACTCATAACCAATAATTTCGGTCTTAATTTTCGGCTTATACTCACGTTCCGTATAACCCTTGTTATTACATAGATCACAATTGAGATATCTAATACCTGGTTCATAAACAAAACCGCTATCTGGTAAACCCTGCGGATATGCGTTGTATGATTCTTTAATTCGCCCCTCACCTTTGCACTTAGGACATTCAAAGATGCAATTTCCCTTTAAACTTTTGATAACATCCTCTAATCTAACGTTTCCATAACGTGAAAGTAATCTCTCTAACTCTTTAATTTTCATTTTCTTCCTCCAAATAACGATTTTGTTTTAATTAATTCCTTGCAATGCTTGCATTAGCCCAAAAAACAGCTTCTTCAAGTTTTGTTAAAGCTAATGACTTTTCACGACTATTCGGGCATGATCCATCAATCAAATTTGCGAAATGTAAAGCTTCATTTCTAATATCTACAAACTTCTCTGTTTGTCCCTCTTTAGGCGGATGGTAAGTAAAATTCTTTTTAATTTGTTCTTTCATGATTTTTAGCTCCTTTTCCAAAATAAAGATTTTATTTAAAATGACCATGCCGTTTCATTACTTCGATTATTTCGTTTATATATGGTTCATCTGTATTAATAACGATATAACTGTTGTACGGCTTCTTATCATCGCATAATCGGCCATCCTCAATTTCTCCTAATGCTTCATTTAAAATTTGACGAAATTCCTCACGCTTTTCTTCATTTACATATTTCTCTAAATCCTTTTCATTTAACACAGTATATTTTCGTTCACGACCTTCTAAAATCGTTCCTTTAAATGCGCTTTCTGACACTATTGATCACCCTTTTCTTTGTATTCCATCTCCACAAAATCAGCCAATTCAATTTTTTTTTGCACTTCTTCTTCAAGATAATGAAATACGGCTTCTTCTCCACCTTGCTCCCTTACGTATGAAACCCATTTTTTCTGGGAATCATCTAATTCAAGTTTTAATGTCGCTTTAACAATCATTGGAAGTTCACCCCAATCTATAAAATAATGATTTTTTTAAACTAATGTTCCATCAATTAACAACGGAAGATTTTCGCATTGATCGAACATTTTAATCCATTCTGAATTTTTATCCTTACCCATTACATCTAAATACTTTGAGAGTGCCTGTTCACGCGTTATCTCTACTGGTAAACCTTCTTCTTCTACTTCCTCGATGCTGTCTCCAGCTACAATTTCAACATATAGCTCAATTGCTTTTTCTTCCCCACCATCTTTAACTGCCATCAAAGCGTAATAATCATGTTTATTAAACTCAAAATATCTCATTATCGTTTTCTCCTCTCTTTTAAAATAAGAATTTTATTAAGCTTTATTTAGCTTGTTTAGATTAATTGCCGATTCCATCCAAAAACTAACGATGAATTCGACAGTTACATTTTCGACTTGTTCTTCTGTGTATTCATAAAAATCAATTGCTACATTTTTAGCGAATCTCTCTGCATATTCATCTTCTTTTCTAGAAACAGAAACTATAAAGCTCATGTGCTCGTTATATACATGGTATTGATAAATCGTGTTAGGCATTTTATTCTCCCTTTCTATTCAAATAACTATTTTGTTTAAATTTCATGTAATTCGCCAAGATAGGCTGTAACATATCGAATGTGCGCTTCCTTGTTTCTTCTTCCGTTCCAAGTTTCCATTCCTGTAATTCGTATGCTCGGGAATCTCTCTTCTAAAAGTTGTACCAGTAATTTCTTGTTTGTATCATTGTCAGCAAGATGTGCTTCTCTATCTTCCTCTGTGAAAACAAATCCTTTATCACGAAGTTGTTGTATTTTATCCGCATCTTCTTCCTTATCCGATACAGGTGTACTACTCAATAACATTGAAACTCTACCTAATTGAAAACCAAACTTTATATCTAATCCGCCCCATTTGCTAAAACTCATTTCTGAAATGTAATTGAATCCAAGTTCATCCCACCATTCATCAATCTTGCGAGTTAAACCTGATAATTGTTCTTTTAATCCATCAATTGGCTTCATATCTGCCATCTGTCGCTCCAACTCACGAATACGTATATTAGCATTACGAATTTCTTCATAACGTTTTTCTTTTTCTTTCGCTAAATCAGAATCATAATCAGTTGCTTTTGCTATATTTGAAATATGACTTTCTGATAAAGAAATGAGAGCACCTTTCATTTCTTCGGTTAATGTATCTTGTGATAACCATTCATGCATTTGTTTTGCTGCAAAGAATAAATCCTTTAAACCTTTTAGCGCTACCGCCTTTTGATCTGCGTTTAAAACAACTAGTTTTTCTTGGTTTTCCATTTTTTTATTCCCCTTTACGAATAATCTTTTTTTCATTACACACAATATCTACGAGTCAGCTACACTCTTTTAAAACGGAGCTTTACCCCTCCGGACTGTTTAGGCACTTGGCAGGTGATTTGGTCAATCATCTGCCATTCCGATTAAAATAACGCTTTGGTTAAAATCTTTCACACAAATCCTCTAACCAGTAAGGCTCTTCAAGCCAATGTCCTTCATCTTGATCGAAACGATAGTATAAAACCTCTCCATCTTCATTTACAAAAGGGTTTGTATATGTGTCATAAGGCTTACTTCCTTCTGGATAATAAGTCATCACTTCTTTGCCTAACATCGGGCAGTGGATTTTTCCCCATTCAATGGCATTTATCCAATTAAGTTCTTTCATTCTTTCTCCCCCATTTCTTAACAAAATTTGAATTTCTATTTCTCCCAACTCGCCTTATAAATTTCACCTGTTTCAATGTTTTGTAGTTGACGGAGTTTATCTGCATCAATAACTCTTAATCCATATTTCTCTAACATCTCTGAGTTGTCTTCATTATCTAACTGACCAGAAAAAATCATTTCGCCTGAATCAATCTCGTACACATCGAATTCGTAATTCCAAGCAAAGTATATAGCTTCTACAACATTTTCCATTGGGATGGCATAGAAACGACCTTCGTCCCAATCCCACATTTTAAATTTGTAATTATCCTTCAAGAAAATCAGCTCACTTTCATACAAAATTCAAATTTTATACCATTTAATTTACTTTTATTGTATTTATTTGGATATTCGTGATATTATTTATTTATAAAGTCATTACGACTTTACCCTTATACAATGAGCCATGAGCCTTCACAACTCATGGCTCTTTTCATTGCAAAACTCATTTATTAATTAAATTCAGATTTTAAAAGAATGCTAGTTGCCCATCCGGTCTTTCTAACAATGAAACAGATTCCTGTTTTGACGTTTCTTTAACTTCTTCTGGTACTGCTGCTAATTCCTCAAAATTAGCAAACCAATGTATCGGAAAACATCCACATAATTTTTCACGTTCTCGATCATGCCAGAAGAAACAATGTGTACCTTTAGGCTTTAGAATGTATTCCTTAAGTGGTTTATCTTTATAGCCTTTTGTTCGCCAAATCAATTGAGCTTTATAGAATTTACTTTCATCTAAATTAGGCGTATCAATTTGCGGTTCTGGTGTCCAAACCTCGTTTTCCACCGCTTTAAATCTCTCTGCTGGATAACATCCAAAATGTGATTCCTTACGATTGAATTTGCTGACATAGTAATGATTAGGCTTTGCTGGGAATAAAAAATATTCTTCATTTATTCCCAGTAGCACTGAATGGTCTACATCTATGCATACACCTTTCATCGATTAATACCCATTAGTCTGACGTTGATGATTGACTTCATTCTTCTTGTAATAACCTTGCTCAATCTCTTCAAATGTGAATCCTAATTTCTTACCTAATCCTAAGTAGGAATATAGCAATTCTTCGTACAACTCCCTATCTTGAGTTGCACGAAATTCCGATACAGCTTCATATACATTGTTGAATTGACTGACTAACGAACTTGCAGAAAAAACATTTGCGTTGTGATTTAAAAATTCCGCACTATATCCACTAGGATTAAAGCCAATACCGTTGCCTAATGAGGCTATGAAATGTAAACCATCAACATATTCCATCAGAATAACTTCTTTTTCACTTGGCCCTTTATTGCTCCAATGCTTAAAACATCTAGTTTCATTTGCAAGTTCTCCAATTTCAACTTGTAGAGCAAGGATCATATTGTAAAATAAATTTTTGCCTTCCAATCCATGTTCCTTAACAATTCTTGTATCCAATACCTTTTGCATTCCGAATATTTTAGTTAAGTTCATTTCCATTCGCTCCCTCACTAATTTAATTAAGCTACTCTTTTTTTCGTATCTATTAAACAATTAAGCATGTATTCTAAACCGAACTGATCCAATATTAATGTTGCTATTTCAATTTGATGCCTTCTTAATCTGTTTGCTATTTCTTCAATACCAAGCTGCTTCATCCATAGATCCTTAAAAAGCTCTATATCGTCCTCATTCCAAATAAAATTTACCTCTTCTAGAGCAATGTAGACGTATAGTGGCATTTCTTTTTTCTTTTTATTCCGAACTTTTTTGTCACCAATTTCCCCTAAACCCATTTTTCTTTTGTGGATCTTAAACTTATCCACTTGATCTAAAATAAGTGCTGCTACTTCTATTTGCTTTCTTTTAAACTTTTTCGAAATCTCTAAAAGTGTGTAGTTGCTATTCCAAAGCTCTCGAAACTGGAAAACCTCTCTTTGATCCCATAAGAAATCTACATCTTCTAAAGCAACCCGAACTTTAAAAGCCGACATTTCAAACACTCCTTTAAAAAGCTAATTACTTTATCATTTCATTGGAGGTAGTTTTAACATGACCAACTTTACCGTTAACCCAAATTACAACTTGTTCACCATATCCACTTGCCGGTGGGTCAAAAGAAAGGATTTTTCCATCCGTAACCACATATACTTTATTACTTGTAACATCAATCTCTTTTTTCATATGTTCCTCTCCCTTTTTCTCACTTCATGTACTCGACAACATCTGGCTTAAATCCACTTCCTAAGTAAATCCGTACCGGGATTATTTCTTTTTTATCCCTTGCTGCCTTACACAATTCTTCGGCTGCATCCCAATTAAAAAACTTATCTACAGCTCGTTGAAATCTCCAAATTGCCATTGTATAGTGTTCAAAGATGTCATAACGATCATCTTGTTTAGTTGTACGTGGTAATTCATCCGTGCATTTAGCGTTCTTGGGAACATGAACGCGTACATCTGCATATGTAACCCGACCAGGTCCCCTCTTTACATTTGCTTTCATTACATCGAACTGACAAATTTCTGGTTCTACATCAAAAATATTTAGTTGTTTAGGCATGTTCCGTCACATTCTTTTGAAGGAGGTCCAATAACTCACTTGCACCTTTCTTACTCAAAAACATTCGGCCATCTAACAATTCAATGTTGGATTCAGACACTTCGCCAGTTACAAAGCATGATTTTTCTTGTTTTTTCGAAATGATGTTTTCTCCATAAATATGAAAGTCTACAGCTGTACCTTCAGCAATCCCCAAAGTTCTGCGTAACTCTACTGGAATTACTACACGCCCTAACTCATCGACTTTTCTTACAATACCTGTATTTTTCATCTTTAACTCCCCCCTTAATTTGAAACCAGTTCACGAAACATTTCTTCATTTTTTGTATCAAGCGCATAATCAATAAGTTGGTACTTGATTAATCGGTCAATCTCGGCATGATCTTCTTCATTAAGATATGGCGTTAATGTACAATCATCATTTTCAACTACTTCCAGATACAGTTTATTGCCATATTTTCCTGTGAAATTTATTTGAATGTAAATTGTGTCCTCTCTATTCTCGTCAAAATGTTCAAATGCACTGAAACTACTCATAACAATTTCATCCCGTTTAAAAAACATGAACTCGTTATCCCCTAATGATTCTTCTGAAATTTTAATTGCATATGCATACGCCTTAGCATCTTCAACAAATTGAACTCGCTTTGCGAAATGGTCATATTTATTGAATGTAAATAAAAGTCGATAACCTTCATCACCTTTTGCTAAGACGTTCCTTAACAGGAAATCCATGAAAGCTCGTTTTTTATCAACCGAAACTTTTTCCATACCTTACTCCCCCTTAGTATTTTTATATTTATTTAAAATCTCATCAAGACGTTTCTTATTTTCTTCGAGATCATCGCTTGGAGTTTGCTGCGGTTGTTGCACTGGTTCATGTTCTTCTTGTTGATGTAACCAATCTGGTACAGCTTCAGTTCGATTAGCATAGCCTTTACCAGTGCGTTTTTTACTTTGTTGTTGTCTTCGGAATGCTGCTTGTGCTGCTTCTACATCTTGAATTGTTTTAAAGCCTTGTTGATGCCAATCTTTTAGAATTCCTTTTGTATAAGACCAATTACGTGTATTGTTTTGAAGTGTAATTTTCATAGCTTCTACTACTAAATCTTGATTAAGATCATCTACCCATTGATTTATTTCTTCTCCCATGAAAGGAGATATAAAGCCGAAATTTTTCATATAAAAATCGATTGCTAAGTTTTCTACTGTTGGGAGTATTTCTTCTTGTTGTAATTTTTCTTTTTCTTTTTCTTTTTCTTTTTCTTTTTCTTTTTCTTTTTGTCCACGTATCGTTGACGTATCGTTAGACGTATCGTTAAACCCTGCAAAAGCACTTATTTTATGAACCAACTTATCATTTTTAGTTCTATCCAATACAAGTTTTACTAAAGATAAGTCTTTTATCGTTTTCAACTCTTTTTGAATACAATCTTCAATTGGCTTTCCACCTTTAATTAGGTTGTATTTCCCCCAATTAAGAATGCATATTTCCCTTGTTTCTTCGTTGTACACTATTAATTCATGGTGCTTCGTAAAACGATCTAACAAAGCCTTGGCGCTTTCTATGGAATAACCCAATTCGAAAGCCATTTGTTTTCTTGTAATTTGATATACACCTATTTGGGTTGTATGTTCATTTGTCATTAGGTACAGATAAAAGTATCTATCTTCTGGTGTCATCTCTTCTGTAACCTTTGGATCTGACCAGAATGTAGTTTGAACATGTCTGTATTTAGCCATTAATTTACCTCCTTGTACAAACCGCCACATATGCTTGTCCACTTTTAATAATTCGCTGAATTTCATACTGCGGATAACCAACCTTGAAATACTTTTGAATCATTTCTTTTAATTCATCTTTGCTTTTTGCTAAGCTCCAGAATTTACAAGGTAATAGCACTTGATATTCAGTTAAACGCATGTACTATTTCCCTACTTTCCGTGATATACTTATAACAAGTGTTTTTTCTTAGAGGACCCATTGCCGTGGGTCTTTTTATTTTGTTTTACGTCACTCCAGGCCCATTGTTTTATCGGCTCATAAGTGATGTAAAGTAACCATGAACCACATGCGATTAACATTGCGAATATAACTAACGATGTTGTATCTTCCACTAAATCACCTCCTTATATCTCAAAAGATAATTTTGTTAAAAATCCAAAACTCGGTTTTAACTAGCATTTGCTCCCTCCTTTTGTGCTTCAAACCACTTAAGAAAATCTTCTGCCTTTACTCTTTTACTTTTACCGATAGTAATTGTAGGAAAATCTTTTCGCTTCATCAGCGCGTATGCCGATGAACGAGAAATGTTTAAGAATTCTTGTACATCCTCCGCTTTCATTGAGAATGGTAGTTGTTTTATTTGGTACATGTTTTTTCACTCCCATCATTTTTAAAGTTTAAATATGGATATACTATCTTATAACGTCGCCCTCAAATGTAGTCTACAGGGCGACTATGATTGTAAAAAAAATCTCTCTCACTTTATTAGTTCACTAATTGATACACCATAAAGTTCTGAAAGTTTTTTTAATTTCTCTACTGATAATCCTGATTCACCTTTTTCAACGTTATGATAAGAACGTTTGAATTTCAGACCTAAAGCCTTTGAAACATATTCTAAAGAATAACCATTTTTTTGCCTTAGAGATTTAATTAATTGTGTATTTAGCATTTCAAGTCACCACCTTCAACTTCTAAACTTAGTATAACTAAAAGTAGCCCTTAAGGCAACTTTTTATTTTAAAAAATTTATTTTTTATTTTTACGTTGCCATTAGGGCTACTCATTGTTACATTTAAACTAGATACTTTTTTACAAGTAGCGCGAAAGGATGTTTTTGATGAATATCATTGGGGAGAGAATATTCGAGTTAAGAAAAGAACGGAAACTAACACAAGAAAAAATAGGCGAAAATATTGGTGTCAGCAAGCAAACTATTTCCAAATATGAAAAAGGGACAAAAATCCCCTCACGTGAGAACATTGAAAAATTAGCTGATTTCTTCAATGTTCCCACTGATTACTTATTCGGGAAAAGCGATAATTCCATTAAAAGTAGCAATAATATAAAAGAAATATTTGAAAATGACGAATTACATTGGGATGGAAGAAAGCTGTCTCCTGAGGAGATCGAAAGCGTCAAAGCACTTTTAGAAGTAGCTATCCAAAGAATGTTAAAACAGGAAAAAAAGGATTAGCATGAGGCTAGTCCTTTTTTTGGTTCCATTTGCTGCATGATTTCACTTAATTCATTATCAGTAATAAATCCTTGTTTATGTATTTCTTTCAAAGCATGAAGAGTGTCATTTTCTGAGACTTTATCCCCTAACAAATATTTAATCATGGATTTTATTTTTTCTTCGCCACTTATTAACAATACGAACTCCTCCATCCCAATAACTATGTGATTATTTTAACAAACTGTGCATTTTTGTAATGCTTTTCAAAAATGCATACCCCTTAAAAAGCACTCAAGACGCTACTTATTAGTAGCGTCTTGAAAAATAATTTATAAATTTTTAATGAGTTCCTGGGTCAACCATTAGATATTTAGCTTCTACTTTACTTGAATGTGTTTGTGAAGTATCTTTGTTTTGTTCAACTGCTCCTAGTAATCCTAAAACACATACCATTGTAAGAATAATTTTTTTCAACCTACTTCACTCCCTCTTTAATTAAAAGACGTGTTACCAAATTCGAATAGAATACATTCCCATTATTAGCGAATTTTTCTAATGCCTCTTTGAGAACCATTATATCATTTCTATCTACAAAAAATAAATAATATAATTTAAATGCGGACAAAGTTTTTCCTTGTTTTTTTAAGTCTTCAAAATAAGCTCTAGCTTTAACTCCTGAACCGAATTTAGCATCAAAGAAAGCTTTTTCCGCTTCTCCTACAAAGTCCCAATCTATTTTATCTACATTTATTCCGTACTCAATTCGCAAAAAAGCTAATGTACTATGAACTGCACGATACATTTTACTATAAGTAGTAATTCCTAATTTTTTTATTAACTTTAGACTTTCCAAAAAGTAGGTTTCCGCCTGAAAAGGATTTTCAAATATAAAGGACTCCCCTAAGCAACTCAAAGCTTTAGCCTTTATAACTGAATCTTCCGGGGCGGATTTTATTATATTATTACAAATTTCCCTGCATTCTTTTGTTTTATTACTAAACAAATTAATATGAGACTTACGATCATCATGTTGCAAATCCAAATGTTTCTTTATAAATGTATTCTCTACTAATGGTAGGTTTTGATCAATCTTTTTAGAATACGGGACCATAGCCATGAAATTACTACTATCATACAGCGCAAAACCATGTAACATGTCTACTATTATTTGATAGTCAACATTTTTAGAGTATGGCAATTCATCTAATTTCCTTTGTAATTTTTCTCCTTCTAATTTATTCAAATTTCTTTGGTTGTATAAATCATACAAATATAAATATTTGTTTATTTTCCCTTTTTTATCACTGCTAATATGTTTTTTTATTAATTTTTTCATTAATTGATATTCACCAACTGTTTGGCAGTAAGACAGTGACTTTTTTATGTTTAAATCACTCTCGCAAAGCAATATAAACTCTCTAATCTTCTTTCTACGTTCTGTCCATTTTGGATACAAGTCGGGAGCAATTAATAAAAATGATTCTAACTTCATTTCTTTAATTTTCCCATTTAAAATCCTATTAAGATTAGTTCTATCAATCTCTGCTTTTTTAGCTAATGTACCAACATCCAATTTAAGATAATTGATATGCTCCTGTAAGTTCTTGATAAAGCTCTTCATTCTAAAATTCCCTCCCAAATCAGAACCCAAAACATATCCCTTTTTTCTCAATAGGAAAATGAATCATAATTTTCTTTACACTTATGAAGTATGCTATACTATGTACTGACTCATGGAAACTTTCCCTATCTAGGCTAGGGTTAAATGTTATAGCTGTGTGGCCTCACATCTATAACACCGTGGGTCTTTTTTTATTCCTTCTTTCGCTTAATTCAGTTTATCATAAGATTTAGAATGTTCGTTCCGATTATGGTCAAATCATGTTGAGAAAGTTTTTTTCAAAAATTCTATTTTTCATTAAGAATATTTTACCACCAAAAGAACATTTGTTCTATACACTTTCGCCCGAATGTCAATTTACGTGATATTTACTATTATAAAGACAAATTCCGTGACATGTATAGTCTAAAAATTCTCATGTATTTATACTAAAACTATGAATACATTTGGAGAAAATTTAAAAAAGTTTAGATCAAGTCGTTCCCTTACTCAATCAGAGTTCGGTGAAAAAGTGCAGCTAAGTCGTAGTCAAGTTGGCAATCTAGAAATCAATTATAATCAACCTGATCTCGACACTCTCGATCGCATTGCAACATATTTAGGTGTTTCTGTTGATGCGTTAATGGGTAGAACGAGTACACCACATGAAAAGAACATAACAAATGCCCTCGATGAAATTCAAACGGTTTTCGCAGGCCTGGATGAATCCCAACGAGAGCAGTTCTGTAAACAACTCGTTTTATATGCAAAGTTCCTTAAAACTCATAACGAGCTGTTATGAATCGATTGTAGTAGAAAATATTTCCAATTACAACGGTAAAAATTAACAAATTTTTATCAACAAAAAAAGAGAGCACTTAGCTCTCTTTTTTTATATCCCTGTACCTGGGTCTTTTATGTATCCGCCACCTACACCAGGGTCATATATACCCACTCCATCACCAGGGTCTTTTGTATATCCTCCACCTGGATTCGGATCATACTTCAATTGACTTTTTCCTAAACCTCCTGGATCAAAATTATCTCTTCTCAT